AATACATAAAAGAACATGTTCCAAAGATAAGAGCACTCCAAAGTGTAACTGAACCATCCAAGTATGCTACTTGCATACAAACAATGTACAAGCTTGGACCTATGAAAGGTGAAAGAAATAATACTATTCTTAGGTTAGCAAGTCATTACCGGAAATCAGGAATAACTTCTGATGCAGCTAAAGCTGCTTTGTTACATTGGAATAATAAAGCTCTTGATGAGCACAATATACTAAAGAAAGTAGAGGATACATA